CTGTTTTGACAACTGAAGGCAATGGAAATAATATTGGTGAGAGTAGTAATGCAGTAAGGGTTAATTTTATTGAAGGAACAGAAATAAATGGTAAAAAATTTCTTACTAGTAAATTTACTGATTTGACGACTGTTTTTGATGGTGGTAATGATGGTGAAAATTTAGGTATAACAGCAATAGATATTGATTTTAATTCATCTTATGCTCCAATGATAACAATTGATTTTGTTGATATTCGAGGTAGTGCTATCTTTCAAAATGAAGATAGAGTTGCTGGTAATAAAAATAAATATTCAGTATTTTTTCAATTGCCATATCCTCTTTATCAATTAACAATTAAAGGTTATTACGGTCAACCAGTTAAATACTGTTTGCATATGTTGAAATTTACATCTAAGTTTAATTCACAAACAGGTAACTTCGAAATTAAAGCATCGTTTATAGGTTATACATATGCCATGCTTTCAGATATGTTAGTTGGATATTTAAAAGCAATTGAATATACAAAATTAGGTGCTCAAAAATATACCGAATTAAAAGCTATTGATCCAAATTTATTGACACTTAATGAATTATATAAAGACATCTCATTAATAAATGTGAATGCAAATAAAATAATAGCAACAGATGAGAAATCAATAGAATTAAGTAAGGCTGAAGATAAGAAAAAACAATTGGATATAATTGAAACAAATATCTTGATTCTAGGACAGGATATTGATATTAAAAAAGACTTGGAAAAATATGATTTTATCATAGTCAATCAATTTAATTTTGGAACAGCAGTTACTAGTCAGAACAATATTGATAAATATGTAACAGATGTAACAACAAATATTGAAGCATATAATTTAGAAACAGAAAGTGATTTCAAATTAGATAGTAATTTATTTACAAGTATTAATACACCTTATTATTCTGGTTTGACACTTAGTTTGTTAAATGCTAGTCTAGATTATGATCCAGCCACCCAAGTTCAAAGACAAAATCAATTAGCATTAATATTTGTAGGTTATGATCAAACATATGTAACTGCAACAAGAAAGAAATTATACGAACACGTAACTACTGTTAATAATTATGGTCTAGCAGCAGATCAAGTTTTTAATGTTTATGATTTTAGGAGCAGATATGATGCAATTTCTTCAACTAGAGATAAGATTGACACATATAATGAAACACTTAAAAAAGCACTTGCTGAAACACTAAGAGATACGATTAGAGAAAGTTTAGGTTTCGAATCTAGTGTTAGAAATATAATAAATGTATTTACCTCAGCTGTTGAAGTTTTTTTATATGTATTATATGAAGTTTCAAAAAAAGCAGATGATCCGACAAATACACCTAGAATCGATCAACTTAAAAAGTTTACAGATGAGGATAGTTATGATATAAAAAGTAATGCAAATGGTAGTACTTCAGATGCGAATAATGGAACACTAAGTTTAAAATACTATCCATGGCCAGATTATAGAAGTGATAATGACACAGATGGTTTTGTTGAAACATATCTTGGAAAACCAGGGGTATTGGATAAGCCATCAGATGTTACTGAATTAGAATTCATTGACGATCTTTTAAAAGCATTTTTAACACAATCAGCACAAGCAAAAAGTGATGAAATTGAATTAATAGAAGCAACAAATAATTGGTTTCCAATAAATCCAATAGATACTAGATTATTCATTGATAAATTCCCATATAAAAGAATAGAAGGAAATAACAGATCAGAACTTATGGTTTTGGTTATGCTTAGAGCCATGACTTATCTTGGATATTCAAATAGTTCATTATCTTCAGATGAGATACAAGCAATTGCTAATGTTGAAGCAAATGCATTGTTAACTGATATCAGTAATCCATCAATACTGCAATCGTTAACTCAAGTAACAACAGATGATTTTATTGGAATAGAAGGAATAATCAATGGCCAATCAAAAAAAATATTAGTTAAATCACCTACATCAAATGAATATGGTTATGATTATATTTCCAATCTTGATAATTTACTTGTATTACCTGTTAGTGATAGTTTTACTGGATCATGGAATATTTTAGAAACAGTTGAAAAAGCAAATTCTGGAAGTTTATTTTTAACAAATTATACAACAACACAATTGAATGTTAATAATATTCCAGCAATAAAAGAAAACGATGGTGGTGTTTATGTTAAAATATTATCTCCTGATCAATATAGAAGAGTTGATTTAGCATTTCCTTTGGTGTCACCACCATTGAGTCAAGAAATAACTATTGATTTATCTAAACTAAAGCAAAAAGATACTAATTTTTCATCATCAGATGTTGGTTTTAATGTAATGGGTGGTTTATACGGAACCCAAGAATTTTCTAAATTAAATTATGGAAAAGATGAATTAAAAGATTTACCTTTTAGATATGTTTTCTATGCTGATGGAAATATAACAATCGCTGATGGTGGTAATTTTATTGTAACTAATTATTGGTATAATAAATCAAATGGTCTTGCTACTACAAGAAGTGCTTCATTAGCTGGTGGTACTAGTAGTGATATTGATATAACTGGAGATACCTATATTGTTGCTAATAGTATTAATGCATATATGGGAAATATTGATTCTGATACTATAGGTAGGGATGGCATAAATCAAGGTAATGGTGGAATGCACAGTAATTATGGGCATAACAGAAAATTAATAAATGATTATATAAAAGGCAATCAAGATGTAACATATCCATATATAAATTTCCAAGTTTTTTATGAAGATGCTCCAGGAAATACAAATCTAGCACCTATTAGTTTATTTGGAAGTAGATTATACAATGAACAATCTTCCAATTATTCTAAAGCATTATTATTCTTACACACATTTCCATGGAATGGATTAGTTTCAAATGATGAAGAAGCTGATGGTGGTATTTTTGGTTCTGGGTTATTTGATTTCACAACAGATAACAATACAATATTTGATAAAGGCGAAATTATAAATATTTTTGGACATAGAGCTGGATTTATATCTGCCCCAAAGCTTTGGGTTGCTTTTATTGGTGCTATGCTGTGGAGGGCTGATTCAACACAACCAATAATCGATTCTGTAATAGGAAGACAAATAGGTGGTGGTTCTGATACTAATGATCCAATATTATTCAATAATTCTATTGAATCATTTTTACCAACATATCTCGATAATATCGATCCAACATACTATCCAAAAAAAACACAATATCTAACATTAAAACATCAAACGACAGAAGAAAGAGGGGCAAGAGATTTTGTCAATCAACAAATGTCATTTGGTATAACAAATTATTATTTTGATGAAAGATATAAATCAATTGATACAATATTATTAACACTACCAGATCAAGTTAAGGATGAGTTTAAAAAAGTATTTTTTGATTTTGTAAGTTCACCTATTCAAGGACAAGTATCAGATTGGGATTTAGTAAGATCAAAATTAGAAATTTTTGATTATCTTCCAAATGGTTGGACAACAGCGTATAATAGCATTGTTAATAATCCATCTGCTTTATATTCAATAACTGATCCTAGTTATTTTGATAATGATGGTAAACGTTGGGTATTGGATAGAACAATAATGAGAAATATTTATTCAAGAACAGTTTCTCAACAAAGTATTTATAATTTTGATAACTATATTGTATTCACACCAATTATAGATACAGAATCAGGATTACCAATTGACGTTTTTCAATATAATTATTTCTTAGAAATGAAGGATGGTTCTCAAGCTGTAAAGATAATAATGGATTTATTTACACAAGAAGTTATAATTGCAAATACAACATATAGAATATGGAAAACAAATGATAGTATAGTTAATACTACATTAAGACAAGAAATAATAGTACCAGAAACAGACTTAAGAATGTACTTAGATGCTATTATAGCAAAGATAAATGCAGTTAAAAGTACATTATCTATTGATAGTCAAAAAAAACAAACTGAACAAGACCTTTTTGGTACATCAGATGACATAACAATAAAACTACAATTATATAAAACTTGTAAAAATATTTATGACAAATGGATTGGTGGTGCTCAAGATGGTGATAATGTTATCTTCCAATGTGGTGGAAGAAATACAGTTGATAGTCAATTAGCAGCTAAGAGAGGATTTACTGAACCTAAGTTAATCGATAGTTTTAGATTTGTAACTAGATCATTTAAGGATATTGGTGATGAGCTTATCATTAATCCAACGCCAGTTCATGAATATTTACGTGACAATCCTAATTCTAGTTTCTATGATATGGTAACCAGCTTATTGATATCAAATAATTTTGATTTCATTCCATTGCCAGCTTTCATTAACTACAATGATGAAGAAACACTTAAGTCTATGTTTAAACCATTGTCTTATTTTGAAACGGAATTACTAAATAATGGTGTTTCTGGACCTTCATTTGTTTGTGTATATCTTGGTCAAAAATCAAAACACTTAGATTATGTTGATTCTGATTATACCAATGATGGTTTTGATCTTAGATGTAAAGATGGAAATGTATTACCTGGATTACCTAAGGATTTTACCGAACCAGTTCAATCAGGTGAGGATACAGTTACATTCTTTGCCGTTAATTTTGGACAACAAAATCAAAACATATTTAAGGATATTACTCTTGATCAAAGTGAATTCGGTGAAACAGCCGAATCGTTGCAAATAACTGATGATATATCTAAAAAAGGCAGTGAAAACAATAAAACAATTGCTGGTCAAAACATATACAATGTTTATTCTGTCAGAAGTTACAAGGTAGAAGTTGAAATGATGGGTAATGCCATGATTCAACCTATGATGTATTTCCAATTGAATAACATACCTATGTTTCATGGTGCTTATATGATAACGCATGTTAAGCATAGTCTTAAACCAAACTACATGTCTACTATTTTTTCTGGTGTTAGAATTAGAAAACCACAAACAGAACTTAAAAGTTCTAGTGATTTATTCATGTCATTATTAGATACTATTGATAGTACAAACATACAAAAGAATTCTAGTACAACCAGCTTTGGTGCTGCAATCAAAGGAGCGTTCCCACCTATTGTTGCTACTATCATTGAAAATGGTGGTCAAAATGGTAATATTGTTTCTAAAAATATTAAAACAAGAAATATTGAGATACCAGCTGGTATCTTGAATAAAGCTGATGAACAAATACTATTGGATGAAGCGGTTAATCCATTGAAATTGATGTTAACCGATTGGGTTGCATGGATGAAGGCATCTGGATTTAATGGTGATGGTCATTATTATGCGTATCTTAATAGTGAATTTAGAAATATTGGAAAACAACAAGAGTTATTCGAAACACATGTTAAGGGAACGGCTGCTATTCCAGGAAAATCGAATCATGGATGGGGTATTGCAATAGATATCCAATTCTTGAAACGAAATGGTGGTATAATTCCTTGTTACAAACTTGATAAACAACCAAATCTTGAAGAAGGATATAACTTTACGATCAATGAATCAATTGTTTGGTTGCTTGAAAATTCATATAGATATGGCTGGATAATTCCAGAAGTATTACGAGATGATACAGGAGCTGAAGAATTCTGGCATTTTGAATATCATGGAACAGCAGCTGCTTGTCTTTTAGCTAAAAAACCAAATATTAAAGGTAAGCTTATTGATACAACAAAACCATATATTCTTGATGTTAACGGAGACCCAGTTGTTAAAAACCCATTAGATGTTAATGGAGTACAAGCTATTTATACAAGTTGTGATTTTAAATCAATAGATAAAACACTTGATGGTTCTGTAGATGTATTATTGCCAGTAAATGCTAATATAACAATAACACCACCATCAAATGATGATATTGCCTTTTATACAGCAATACTAACAGGTGTAGGAGCACAAGCCACACCTGAAAATTTGAAGTATTGTTATGCTTGGAGACAAGCTGAATCAGCACAAGCTGCTTGGAACCCATTCAACACAACACAAAGTATAGCTTCATCAACAGCCTTTAGTTGTTCTAAGAACAAACCATTGGTTAAGAACTATGATAGTCGTGATAATGGTATAAAAGCGACTGTAACAACCTTAACAAATGGCCACTATAGTAATATCGTCAATGGTTTGGTAAATGATGTTGGTGCTAAAAAACTAAGTGAAATGATTGATAATCTAACTACTTGGGGTACAGGATTTGGTGTGAATAAGGTTTTAGCTGGATCACATTTAGCACCACCACCAATTTCTAACTCATCAGTAACAGTGAGAAGTTGTTAAACTTGCAATATCGAAAATTTTTAAGTATTTTTGTAAGATGAAGGTAGCTAACATAATATCATCCAATAAGATTACTATTCCAGATGACTTTAATGTTGTTAAGACATTAGATGAGGCAATAGTAGGACTTCCAACATTGATCATTGGTTATGAGTATGTTAATAAACATTATCCTGATTTTGATATTAGCAATTTTTGTTTAGGTCCAGATTTATATTGGACTTTTAAAAGAACAGAAAGACGTGATAATTTTGAAGAGGATTTGAATCGATTTATTAAAAAGGTATACAAAGAATTAACCAACGATATTATTTATGTTTTTGTTGACCCAATTCAATATAAGTCAAAAACGCTTATTAAGATTGTTAGAAAAATTTATTCTTTGAAAAACATAATATCATTTATCAATGGTAATATGGTTTATCTTTATAGTGACAAATTTATATTTGGAATTGATTTAAAATTATTGAAATTTATGGGAATTGATATTGATAAAATAAAAAATAAAATTAAGAGTATTAGTTCTGATTTTTTGGATGATAATAAGATACTTATAGAATATAAAAAAACTGTTGATGCACTCGATAATCAAGTGAGATACATACCTTTTTTATTTTCCATAAAAAATGAACAAAACAATACTTCTAGCCTCATTCATATTCCCTGAAAGAGTTGAATGGTTTCTTAGTTACCTTGATGCTAAATTTAATATAACTAAAGATAAGGTTTTTTGTTATAAAAACCTAGATGATGAATCCAAACTCATCATTACCTTCAAAATAATTTTACCAGAAGGTAAGAAGATCAATTTAAAAGACTTATTCCCAAGTGCTGTTCCAATACATAAAAAAGGAAACGCTCTATATACGATAAATGCATTAAATAAGCTCATAGATCAAGAACTGGGAGATAACGCTGGAAATATCGATTATAGGACTTTTAAGATCAATTGGGAAGAGTATCAGAACAAAATGATATTGATTAATGGTAAGGACCTTAGGATTTTTCCAATTACTAGGCTTTTTTAGGTATTTTGCGATATTTATATACAAACATAATACGCATTAATCAAAAAGGTTATGGAAAACAACAACGAAAACAAAAAGAAGGACTTAAATGATGCTTTAGATGCTATTTTAAGCAATGAAAATCAAGACCCAAATCTAGATTGTAGTTCTGGTGTTTGCATCATAAAAGGTGATAAAAGCCTAGTCGAAAGAATCAACAAAAAAATAATTACCGAAGATGGTAGACAATTATTATTCTAATAATAAATGAAAAAGAAATTTAATCCAGAATTATTGAAAGAAGAGCTTAACAAATTTAAGCTTTTATCTGAATATGATTTTTATCAAGAGAAAAAAGAGGCACCTGAATATAAAGACCTTATATTAGGAAACGCACTAGATGAAGCTGATGATGTACCTGATGATTTAGAACCAGCTGATGCTGCTGATAAAGTTGCGTCTGATTTGGGTGTTGATGCTGATACAGATACTGCGAATACAAATACTGATACTCCAGATAATGGAGAAGTTTCTGGTGATATTCCAGAACCTGATGGAACAGAAGAACCAGCTCCAGCTGCTGAACCAGCACCTGTTGAAGAACCAGCTAGTGATGATGTTGAAGTTGATGTTACATCTTTGGTTAAAGGTTCTGAAGAAGCTAAACACTCTGCTGACATTGCTAGCAAAAATTCTGAAATATTGATGAAGAAATTAACTGATTTAGAAGCACATGTTGCAAATATGTCAAATATAAGCAATAAGATTGAAGATTTAGAAAAAGAAATCATTAAGAGAAATCCAACACCAGTTGAAAAATTGGAAATGAGATCATTGAGTTCTTATCCATATAGTCAAAAATTAACTGATTATTGGGCAACTAAACAAGGTGCATATGATGTTATGGGAAATGATAAGAAGAAAGAATATGTATTGACAAAAGATGATGTTGATTCTGATTATAGTGATTCCAGCGTCAAACAATCATTCAATACACAGAATGATGGTTATGATGAAGAGAACATAAATGATTATGACGAAGAAGACATTTAATGATAATTTTTATATGTGAAATGAGCCCCAAATTGGGGCTTTTTTCTTGCATATAAATAAAGAAAAGTTTAACTTGTATGTGTTAAAAAACCTTCGTATCTTTGTAAAAATAGGTAAGAAAAAAGATAGAATAAATACTCATTTTACCAATGATTTTACTTGACTTTTATTGATAATTTAGTATCTTTGTAATAACTAAAAATAGAAAAATAACAAACAAATATAAATAAACAAAAACAGAAAATGAGTAATGAAAAAAATCCGTTAGCAGCAATGTTAGCACAGTACGAAAGTAACAACAAACCTAAGTACGAGAAAAAAAATGACAAAGTTTATGATTTGAAAAACTACTTTAATACATTCATTAAAGAAGGTGTAAAATCAGCAACAAAACAAATCAGAATCCTTGGAACACATGATGGTTCATCACCATTCGTTGAAATGTATGCACACAAGGTACAAGTTGACGGAGAATGGAAAACATTCCCAT